GAAGCGGTTACTGGCTACATTCAGCAGTTGGGAACCAACTCTGCAAAATGGATTTATGGCACCGGAACAGTTCGCACATATGTGGGCGATATCGATGTTGTAAACGATAACTTGGCACAAGCTTATGATGTGTCGGGAAATGCGAATGACATGCGTCTCAAAGCGATCCGCCCCGCGGCGGTCTACTTTGATACATCAATCCACCTTGCTGTCAGAGTAGATCTGACAGCCTAAACCTAAGGAAATAGCTAAATATGGCTACTCAAGAATATGCTGCTAGCATTCAGGGTGTGTCGATTCGCGTCACCCGCCTGAATGCTGATGGCTCACTCGCTGACCCTAGCGTCGCTGGTAACAGCTACGTTACGGCTGGCTTTATGCGCCTTTCTTTCACACCCGAGTATGAAGAAGGCGACGAAATCACCGAAAAGAACGCTAACGGTGTTGTCTGCGTGACCTATAAGTCTCCCGACACCCTTAAGCGTATTACCATGGAGCTTGCACTCTGTGAACCAGATGCTGAACTTACCAACCTCATTGGTGGCGGTTTGCTTCTTTCAAAGAACCTTGGAACCTTTGCTACGCCTAACCGCAAGTCAATTGGTTGGGCTGCACCCGCTGTTGGTGACGACCCATCTGGTTTTGGTGTTGCTATTGAATGTTGGTCGCACGCAATCAAGGATGGTCGTAAGTCTTCGACACTTCCTTACTTCCACTGGGTATTCCCCTATGCACGTCTTCGCCAGTCAGGTGACCGCGTAATTGAAAATGGAATGCTTGCCACCACGTTTGAAGGTTATGGCCTTGGAAATGTCTTCTTTGGTGCTGGTCCAGATGGTCGCTGGGAGTACCCGGTTGCCGCTGAGCGTCCTTACTCGTACGCACGTACAACCTATGCACCTACCGGTCTTAACGGATTCTTTAAGTGGACTGAAGGCAATAACACCTACTCAATTGTTGCTGCTGCTCTTCAGGCAAACGTTGCAAACATCCTCTACACTGGTGGGTCTGCAAATGCTATCGTTACTGGAGATCAGATTTTGATTACTGGACTTGGCTCACCATTTGATACTACTGGAGCTGGGTATGTCACAGTCACTGGTGGAAACGGCTCAAGCTACTTCACCTATGCTCAGACTGCTTCTAATGTCACCAATGCTGCTGCTACTGGTAACGTTATTGTCTTCAATGAGACCGTAGAAACCCCAACGTACACGGCAGTTACTGCAACTGATCTCTTCTCAGTCACTGAGTCGGGAACCGCGTATAACGTTCCTGGTAACATAAACTTCAACCCTGACAACAGCGTTGACAAGGTTATCGGATCAAACGAGGACCCCACGTCCTAATAAATCACTAAATCGGGCGGCGTGCCTCGGTGTGATAAACACGCCGACACGCCGCTCGATTAAGTTTAGAGAGAAAAACATATGGGAACGTCACTTTGGGTACAGCCCTCTGAGCTCGGCAACTACGCAAATACAGAGTATGCGCAGGAGGCAGCCGAAACTGCATCGTATCTTATGTGGGCCATGTCTGGAAGAAAATACACTGGCGAGACCACAGTAACTGAAAAGTATGTTTGTGCTAAGCGTGCCTACCGTATGGGCCCGTCATCTAAAAACTATTACGGAACACTCATTGCTGGTGAGGTATACAATATTCCGATCACCGATTTTCAAGAATATGCTGAATTGGTTTCGGATGGCCTCTCTCCCGAGTCCCGAATTAAACTTCGTGGGCGTCCCGTAACTAAAATTCACTCTATTCGCACTAGAGACGGTCGTATTCTTAGTGAAGGAAGCTACTACCTGGTCGATCACTCGACTATTCAGGCTGCCGCTGGTGTCCCCTGGACCCCCTGTAACGTAGAAATTACCTATACATATGGGTCTGTTGTCCCTGCTGCGGGTAAAATGGCAGCTCGCACACTTGCCATTGAGTTTGCTAAATTGTGGGCAGGTGATGAAGATTGCGCTCTCCCGCAGCGTGTAACTTCTATCTCTCGTCAGGGCGTTTCTTATACACTCCTTGATAGCCAAGACTTTATTGATGAAATGCGCACCGGTCTATATGCTGTTGATTTATTCCTTAAGACCGTCAACCCAGACAGAGCAAAAGCTCGAGCTCGAGTTTTCTCACCTGACCAGCCAAGAGCTCGTCGCTACACGCCAAAATCAAATGTACTTACTGCAAACACTCAATATGATCTGACAATTGTCCAACGTAATAATGCATTTTGGTCTTCGGCCAATGCTGTATCCTCCGATGTCTCCATCTTTTTTGCTCAAACAGGTTGGTCTCCAGTAGTCACTTTACGAAGTGCAGGAAGCACTCGCACGGTTGATATTTTAACTGCAAATATTGCTACAAACGCAGTTAGTAATACTGTGGCATTCACCATCACATATGATGAAGCATATAAAGCTCTTGGGGCAGTTGACCCAGGGACATGGACTCTCTACGCTACCAAAACAGTTGGTAACGTAGTGAATCTATCCGAACTTGAGACTGGGAACCTCCAGGTCAAGCTATACAGTTAGGAAAAACATGACAGGAATTCAGACAAACTTCACCGCTGCAGACATGCTTGGCGGAAAGAAGACAGTTAAGCCAGCAGCTCCGGCTGTACAAAAGCCAGCATTTTTTGCCCCTCCCGCGGTAGAAATTACTCCAGAGCCAGTTGTTGAGCAAGACAAAATCTCAGAAGACGAAGAATAGTAGATAGGCGGTAGGTAGTGGATATTACAGAAGTATCGCAAGATGCGCTAAATGTTAAAAATATGCTAGACGGTATCCTTGAAAAAGTGTGTAACGTCTATCAGTCATACAATGTTCCACTACCTGCTCGTCAATATTGGACAATGGGTACAGCCGTAGTCGACTGCGATCAGCTCGTTGTATCTTTAAATTCTATGTATTTAGGTGCCCCAGGTCAGCCCGTAAATGAGCCAACTAGGTGCAATATGCCTAGAACTGCTACTGTTACTATCAGTATTGCACGTAATTTTCCAGTAGTTGGACAAAATGGTCGCCCACCTTCTGGAAATAAAATTGAAGAAGCATCTTACGCATCCGCTATTGATGCATGGGTTTTAATGCAATCTTTATATCTATTTGATCAATGGAATGACGGAAGCTACGGTCTTGGTGTTATTGCTAGTCTGGATATTGTTGAGCCAGAGGGTGGATTTCAAATTGTTAGTATGGATTTGACCCTAGCGGTTCCATAATGGCTAAAGCAACTCAAATGAACAATATTATTGATATTGTTTTATTTAAACCTAATGGCATGGTCGGTCTAGATCTGCAAAAAAGAGCTCGTCGTTTTTCACATTATGCACGTAGGGATGCTCCAATTGTTCGCGGTGGAAACAGATCTATACCGGGTAGACTGAAAAAGAGTATTCGTGTATCGGGTCATAGAAAATTACCAAACGTTGGTCAAACTATTAGAATTGGCACATTTAATGTTCCCTATGCTGTCTATGTTCATAAAGGAACTAAACCACATAAAATTAGCCCTAGAAGTAAAAGATCATTAGCTTTTATGCCAAATCAACCTAAAGACATGGCTTATATTTCTAAAGGAACAACTAAAATTATTCGCAGATCTGTCAATCACCCAGGGACTAAAGCAAATCAGTTCTTGTCAGACAATGTAAAATGGTTATATCTGAAATAACAGATTTCCACAAACACGAATGAAAGAAGGAAAATAACGATGGCTAGATTTAAAGATTTTGGTAGCGGCTCTGCATCAGGAGAAGTACGTGAGCCAGTAGTTTTTAAAATTTACGGAGAAGAATTTAAGTGTATTCCCGTACTACAGGGTAAGACTCTCCTTGATCTTATCGCGGACTCTTCATCAGATGATCCCGCTAAGTCTTCTGCTACAACTATTAAATTTTTTGAAGCAGTTCTTACAGATGAAAGTCTTGAAAGATTTAATAAACTAATCAATGGCAAAGATAAAATTGTCACAATTGAGACATTAACTGATATCACTGCTTGGCTAATTGAGGAGTATACTGACCGCCCTTTGGAGCAGTCCGAGGCCTCCTAGCATGGAGCCTCAACGTATGGCCATACGTAAACGGTAAAGGAATAGTAAATGGGTTACGTCTGGTACAGATGGAAGCAGCTGACATGCTAGACGTACTCCATTACTTTTTTGAGGAAGACTATCGATACTCTACTTTTGAAGAATCTGAGTATAAAGATATCTTTAGAAGCAAGATCTATAAAGATATGTACAGCGTTGATTATGCTTATTACTCTGAAAAAGAAAAAGAAGATATAAAAGATTTTGATGAAATTCTTCCAGAAGAAGTTGAAGAGGTTGAAGATCCAATTCAGCCGTTTAGCCCTAGAGTAAAACAAACAAAGGCCTATGTTCCGCCTACGGAACTAACTAACAATGTCGAGCGTCCTTTTGGGGACATTCTTGACCAACCACTAGGGTAGGGGGTGAAAAATCATGGCTGGTGAAAAAATTGGTGACGTCTTTATTCAAGTTACCACAAATGCTCGAAAAGCTGCTGAGGATATGCGTGCTGCTGTAAATGCTACACAAACAATGATTGAAACTAATGTTAAATTAGCTGATGCTATTAAAGAACTACAAGCTGTAGAAGAAGAGAGAGCAAAAGCCTCTAAGAGTCGACAAAGTAAAGCTGAAGCTGATATACGTAAACAAATTGGAGATATAGATGCTCAAATTGCTAAACTTACTAAGTTGGGTGCTGTTGCAGAAGACCAACTTAAAAAACAAATTCGTATGCGTACTAAACTAGAAAATATTTCAAAAATTCTTGACATTGAAGAGAGAAAAAGAACTGCCGCATTTACTGACTATGCTGGAACGCAAGCTGAGCAACGTGCTCGTAGGGGTGAAAAAGTAAGTAAAAAAGAACTAGAAAATATTCAAGGATTTCTATCTCGCGCCGCTAATGAGCACAGCAGGTTTTCTGATCGTCTAGACAGACGAGATATGACTAGAAGTATTGCTGAAAATATCCGTCGTGGTTTTGAAAAAGGTTTATTAATTGGTCAAAAATGGCATAAAGATGAGAATGCTGTTCAAAGATATGCACGTGCGCTTGGTATTGCTGGAGCTTCACTTGAAAGAGTAAAATCAAGCGCTGAGCGAGCTGCTAATGCTTTCTATAAGATGCAACGTGTTGGGTATTTATTACAAACTGTCCTTTCTATTGTAGTTGGTTCTATTGGAGCCCTTGTTGGCGGTATTTTAGCACTTGTTGGTGTGGCTGGTGCAGCTATTGCATCTATGACTGCCCTTGGTGGAGCTATGGCCGGAGTCGGGGCTGGCTTTATTGCAGCTAAAGTAGCAATGGGTGGGGTAATGGCTGCTGTAAGTCAGAGTACTCAAGCTCAAATACAATACTCTAGAGCACTTACTGTAGCTCGTAGAGAACTTCAAGGCCTTAAGTTTGATGCTGAAGAAGCAGCTTTAAGTGAGCAAGAAGCTGCTATTAGTTTAGAAAAAGCCCGTGAAGAGCTTGCTAGAGTTCAAGATCTACCCCCAGACAGTAGACTTAGACGCGAGACAGAGCTACAGTACCAACAAGCGGAATTAAACTATAGACGAGCAAAAGCTAGAAATGAGCTTACGGCAAAACAAGCTGCCGAAGGTGTAGCTGGAATTATAAAACGAAATAATCCTGGTGGAATGAACCAGGCTATGAATCTTTTGACAGCATCTCAAAGAAAATTTGCTGAATACTTAATTGGAATTAAACCAAAATATAGAGAGCTTAAAGAAGCAGCTGCTGGAGCATTTCTTGGTCCGCTGCAGCAAGCCATTGATTTGGTAACTAACAAAATGCTTCCCACTCTTAAGAATGGACTTGTTGTCCTTGGATCTGCAATGGGTGGCGCAATGCTTGCCATCTCTAAAGGATTTACAAATAAAGAAAATTTAAAACTTCTTAATGAGTTTTTCAAAGACTCTATTCCTTCAATTAAAGCATTTGGTGACTCGGTTTCAGCAAGTTTTGGGGGATTACTTGCTATGCTACATGCCGCTGCTCCCATAACTGCACGATTCTCTGAGTGGGTAACTAGTAGTGCTAAAGGATTTGAATCTTGGGCTAAGTCAGGACTTGCTGATGGGTCTTTGACTAGATTTTTTAATCTTTCTGGGGACGTTGCCGCTAAACTTGGAGATGTATTTGGTAAAGTATTTGATGGAATTAGAAACATTGTCAATGCAACGTTCCCGGGTGGCGATGTGAATGCTGGTGCCGGTGGTGTAATCCTTCAATGGCTTTCAAAAATTGCTGAAGGTTTTAGGATGTTTACAAGCTCAGCTGGGTTTGCTCAGTGGCTTAAAACAACCACAGAAACTGCCACTATTGCATTTAGTACTATTGGTCAAATTCTTCATATTCTTCTTGACACTGCTGATAGGCCGGAACTTAAAAACTTTTTTCTTATTTTACAAGGAGCTGTTGCCCCCCTTCGTAAACTTTTTACGGATGGTATAGCAGCTAGCCCTGCATTTGCCAGATTAGTAGTCTCCATTGCTAAGTTTTTTGCAGCACTTTCAGACTCATCGGCTCTTACTATTTTTATGGATACACTCTCGACAATTGTTGAGAGTTTGGCTGGATTTTTTGAAATAATAAAGCCACTACTTGATACTCTTAATAAATTCCATGCATTTATTTTAGCTGCTACAGCAGTAACATTTTTATTTGCAAAAGCTGGAATGGTTGCTTTTGGTATTCTAGAAAAGGGAGCAATTGCTGTTGGTGGTGTCGGTGCAGCAGTATTTAAAACTAGTTCATATATAACAGCATTTAGATCCAATGTTATTAAATTAAGAACAGATGGATCTAGTCTTGTTCAAGCCCTAGTTAAAACAAGTATGGAAATGAAAAAAATTGTTTTTTCGGCTACAGCTAAACGAAAGCAAGAATTTTTACTAGAAATGGCAAGGGCTGCCGGTGCAACTAACCAGCAGCTGAAGTCATTAAATATTGAACTTGATAAAGCTAGGCAAAAAGGAGCTATTACTTTAAAAGGACTATCTGCAGGAGTTCGAGCAAATGGAGGCATAAGATCTAATAGTGCTCTAGATATGGCAGGGATTGGTGGTGAGAAGTTGCCTTTTTCAAAAACTAGAACTGCTCTTGGTGGTGTTGGAGGAGCTTTTGCTTTAGGCCTACCTCAAGCGCTTGCATCCGCGGTTGGTGTCCCAATGCAAGGGGCTTTGTCACAAATCCTGGGCGCTGTGTCAATGTTTACATCATTTATTCCTGGACTTCCTGGGCTTATTATTAGTAGCCTTGTTGGTCTTGGCTCAATCGTTGCTGGTGCAATTGAGGGTGCAAATTTAACTGCCCAAGCAGAGCTTGACCATATTAAACTTGTTACAGCAAATGATATAAAATCTAAGCTACTTACTATTGAAAAAACTAAACAAATTGGTGAAAGTTTTATTGCTGCTGGATTAAGCCCTAAAAAAGCTGCTATAGCTACCGAAAGACTACGTTTAGAATCTCAAAAAATTTCAGGGACAGAAACGGCTACAAATGCAAATCTTGGCGCTAGTGGAATTAAAGCAATTATTACTGAACTTATGTCGCAGGGGGGTGCAGATGTAACTAGAACACTGGTAAATCCAAGTAGCCAAGCGGCTCAAGATCTTATTCAGACTGCAGTAAATGCCACTGCAGCTGGCAGAACTGCTCAAAGTAAAAACATAACTATTGATGAAATATCTTCTGGTGTATCAACTGCACTTGCTCGTATTGGTGCTGGAGGTAAAAGACTTGGTGCTATAAAGTATGATGCAGAAGGTCGCATTGTTACAGGAGAGGCCGCAAGGACAGCAACTACTGTTCAAAACCTAAATTTCCGTAGCGAGCAAACAAAAATTGCTGAAGCTAAAGTTAAGGAAGCAGCAGACAGAGCAAGGCTAATATCGACTAACCCGGTGGTTGGTAGGGTTGGGTCAGCTGCAGCCAACCCCACGGGAGTGACAACTCCTATTAAACCTCCTCCCCCCATGGAAATCTCTCCAAAAAGTAATACAGTTAAATTAGAGGAAGCAAAGGAATTAAAAGAAGCAACTTTATCAACTGCTATCAATTTAATTAGATTCTTTACGGCAAACCCAGTAAATGAGATTGCTAACTACTACATTGATGGAAAAACAGTCTCTAAAGATGAGTTTAAAAAGACAGGACTAAGTCCATAAAATGGCTGAATATAACGAACAACAAGAACTAACATTAGTCAACGAGGCTCTTAGTAAGCCTAAATTTGGTGATCCATATGATCGACCGTATGTCACCGGCCTTAAACTTGAGAGAGACGTAATTCTTGGAAATCTAGTTCTAAATAGAATAGATACTAACTCAGCATCTAGCGCATATAATACTATTTGGGTCTGCACTGACATTGAGGGTTGGTGGGAAGTTCCAGCTCCTGAAGTACCAAATATCCCTCGTGGTCTTGACGATGGTTCGTATGACGTACGTGGACGTTGGCTTGCTCGAGAGTTAACTTTAAAAGGTACAATTCTCCCGCCTTCAAAATCAGTTGCACCGTATGCTCGTCAAGAACTTTTAAGTGCTTTGGATATTGTCTATAAGGGCGTCTGGCTGCGAGTAAAAGAAGAGCCAATGCGTTCAGCATATGTCCGCATGGTGGGAAAGCCTACTATTACTAACATCAATGCTCGAGGAAAAATTGAGTTCAGCATCCCGCTTAGATCTGGGGACCCCATTAAGTACGGTTGGAATGGTGGGAGCGCTCAGATTGATAGAGCTTTTCTTAAAAATAATGTTGTATTGGCCACTACTAGCTCTACTCATGGGTTTAGTACTGGAAACTCAATTACAGTTTTTGACCTAGGAACTCCATTTGATGGAACATACACTATTACTGCTGTTGGTACAGAGGGTAGAACATTTACATATAATAGAACTGCCTCAGACACAGCTACTACAGTAAATGGCTATACAATTTTATCTTCGGAATACGACGCAAATAACGGCTATACACTTGCAAATTTATCCTCTGCAATAAACAACATTGGCGGAACAACTGGTGTTGCCGTTACTAATAGCGGAACAACGAACGTCGCCGTTACAATTTCAATCACTGGCCCTATGACGGCCCCAGCCTACATTAGAAATATTACTACCGGCCAAAATATTCGCGTGGTGAAAAACTTAAGAGCAAATACCCTAAGCGCAAATGTTACAACAATTGCTCGCACTGCTCAAACAACTACATTAACTACTAACATTGCCCACTCATTTATTGTCGGTGATACAATTACTGTAGCAAATCTTGGAGTCCCAACGGCAAATGGAACTAAGACCGTCTACGAAACAACAGCCACTACTGTAAGCTATTTAGACCCAGGAGTTACAATTGCCAACGCAGTTCTCATTAACAATACAGTAAACGTCTGCGCACCGAGTCATGGATTCCTTACCGCAAACTCTGTTTATGTTTACGGACTTGGTACTCCTTTTGACGGGACATATTCCGTTTCTGCTGCAAGTACTAACTACTTTGAGTACACAAAGACTTATAGCAATGTAAGTACAGTCTATGAAGGCTACGCAATTATTCAATACGCCTCAACGTCCGACCTAGCTACTGCAAACCTTACATACTCAGATTCGCTTGAAATTGACACGTACAACACGACAGTTCTTTATCGAGGACTTCCTGATGCTGCTCGATCTACTTTAGATGCTGATATTGATTGGATTAGGCTCCAGCCCGGTGCAAACACTATTCGTATTGAGAAGCAGGCTGGCACTCCGGTTTCCGCAAATGTTAAATACAAGTCCGGCTGGCTAGGGTAGAATAGACTGTAGAGACGATTACGAGGACATATGGTAGACAACCTATACGCATCAACCACGCCGGACACAGCTCCGCGCTATGAGTATTATACTGTAGACATCATTACAAATGAAGTTCTAGCTCAGATCCCATTTGAGGACGTCTCTTATGAGCGCAAGTTAAAAGATTTTGGTGCCTTTGATGGCGCAATTACAGTCTCAGGGCAGACTGACGATTTAGACCTATACAACAGCACTCTTCCGGGTAAGACTGCCCTTTACGTGGTTAGAAATGGTGTCTGTGTTTGGGGCGGAATTATTTGGGGTAGAACATATGACTTAGTTGCTAGAGCTTTGTCTGTGTCTGCGGCAGAGTTTACTAGCTACTTGTCTCACAGGAACATCTGGAAGACGTACTCATTTAAGTTTGAGGCAGAGGTACTTAAAGCCACTAAATCTGGGTATGCAAAAGTTACAATTTTAAATTCTATTTTAAAAAAACCTTTAGATTTAGAAGATGATAAAGGCGTTGCTAATAAAGTTTATATAAGTTTTTCCGACTCTGACTTAGTCAAGTACAGCGGATACTACCCCATAAGCAGCTTTGAGGAACCGACTCAAACAACTTTTTGGGTGAGTATTCCTAAACTCCCTGCGGCATCTGGTTCATACACCAATGTGACAGTGTCGGCTCGAGTTGATACTTATGAATATATTCGCGAAATGTTAAAAGACGTATTAGTTGATTTTAAAGATACTCAATTTGCAAATGAGACAATTGCTCCTGGTATTAAATTGCCAAATATAATTACAGAAGTTGGAGCATCTAATAACTCTGTCACTATTACAACAGATAGCGCTCATAGTCTAGTTAAAGGTCAAATTGTAGAGATTTATAACATTACTAAAGCACTCTGTGGGAAACATATTATTTCTGAGGTCCTCACTCCTACACAGTTTAAGTATATAATTCCAATTTTATCTATTACGCACGTTTCTCGAGTAAGTGCTGATAATACTGCAATTGTATATTTTGATACCTCTGAAACTGCGTCCACTCAGGTAAATCCATTTGTAGTTGGACAGATTGTAACTATCAATGCAAGTGATAATAATTTTGACGCAACTGCAACAATTACTGAAGTCACTGAAAAAAGCATTAGCTATGATAATTCAGGGATCGATGTGGCAAAAACTTTGGCAACGGGGTCAATCACTGTTCCTAACGTAACTTTTGCACCAGTGGAAACAAACTCTATTTTGGTAGACTCTCGTGAAATCTCAACTACTCGTAAAAAGTCAATTGAGTACGTTAAGCGTGTTGACGGTTACGTGTGGATGTGGACTACAGAGCCTCACGGTTTTAAAAAAACAGACAAAGTTACAATTAAATCTAAGAAATATGCTGACTTAAATAACAATGACATACCGGTAAGTATTCTTTATGCTACTGACACATATTTTAAATACTATCAGCCTAATTTAACAGCTAAAAAGAATGACATTAAAAGTGCTGGTGGTGGCAGAATAAAAATTGATTCTCCTAAACAAAATACTGCAGTCTTAGCAACACCACTTAATCAACTAAAAATAAATACTCAATCAATTCATTCTTTTGAGCGAGGAGATCTTGTATACGTTGAAGGTGTAGACCGTATTGATTGGACTAAACCTGTCTATAACGGATATCACAAAGTAGTTGATCTTGATATATCCGAAGGGACTTTATCTACCGATGTTTTAAAATCTACTCACTATGAAATTACTAGTAACATTACTGCAAAAGTTTGGCTAGATAGAGCTCATGGGATTCTTCCCGGAGACTCTATTAAAGTTGCTGGAAGTTCTAGCGTTGCTGGTAAGTTTGTAGTTTCTGATATTTATGATCCAGAGGATGCAGTTTCAGGAATTTCTTGGATTCAATATAGCCTTTCACGTAGTTCAACTAATGTGTCTAAGACAGCCATATCTGTAGAAGTTATTCCTTATGGATCTACGTGGTTTACTTTTGATATGCCTGAGTATGGTGTAGTCAGAGAGCCAGATGATACTGTTGAAGTTACTCACGTTAGGTATCGAAAGAAAAAGCGAACTGTCACTATAACTACTGCTCGTAGGCATAACTGTGTACCTGGAGATAGAATTAAAGTTGACCTTAAAAAGAAAGTATATGACGGGACTTTTACTGTAAAATCTATAAATACAGACGTTGATGAGCTCTCATACTCTCTTCCTTCTAATACTGAAAATCTTCCTGCTAACAATACTGGCATAACTAAAAATAGTGGATCAATCACTAGGGTAAAAACTAAAGTTGGGAGTATCCCGACCCTTGAGGTTAGTATTGAAAGAATTTCTAGAAAAGGAAATACTGCTCGAGCATATTCTACTGACCATGATTTAAATGTTGGTGATCCAGTATCACTAGAATTTTCAAACGTTGCTTTCTCTTCATTTGAGAATTCTAATGCTATTTCTAATATAACTCTTGCTGAAGATAATATTTTTGAGTACACAAGCTCTGGCTCAACTTTTGGTTATAAAGCAGTTAGTAAAGCAAACGTTGTAAATAAAATTGCTACCATAATTACCAGTGCGGCTCATGAATACGCTGCTGGACAGTCTGTGTCTATTTCTGGAATTACTGACACATTTAACGGCATTAAAACAATCAAGGCAATCACCAACACTACGGCATTTACATACGATCTTGACGCGACTAATATCACTACTGCAATTGCTCCTAGCGCTGGATATTCGTACTCAACAGTAGCTGTCGGTGCAAACGTTGGGTTTGCATACCTAAACTATCTGCTTCTTGCAAACACAGAGTCAATTAATGCTATTTCTAGTTCTAGTAATGTTGTTACAATGGTCTCCCCTAATCATGGCTTTGATGTGGGTACATCCGTAACTACATATATCTATGACAAGGCGTACAAAGCTTTCCGTAATAATAATGAATCAGTCAAATTAACAGCTGTAACTGATAACACCTTTACGTATACAGCACTTTCTAGTTCTCCAACGGGAACTGTTGCCAATGTTGCTACGTCCGGGATCGTGGCTATAGGCCCTCAAGTTCGTAAAATTCCAGTTGCTATTGCTCGTACTTATGGAGAGTTTCCTGAAAACTCAAATATAGGTGGTCTAGAGTTTTCTACTAATGAATATAGTAATTCTCAATTTCCCAATGACATTATTCGTGGAAGTGATTTAATTTCTGTAGCGGAGCACTTAGAGCGATATACAAATACTCGTGATGGTTTTGACTACCGAATTGATTGCGATCTAGTTGAGGGTCAAGACAATAAAAAAATATTTAAACGAACTTTTATGCTTGTACCCAGAGTCCCTGAGACACTTAAGGAGTACTTAAAAAATCTACCTAATGGCGTTTTAGAGCGTGGAACATATGCTCCAGTAAGTGCTTTTGGTGCAGATAAACTAGTCTTTGAGTACCCTGGAAATATTCAAAATGTTAGTTTTTCGGAAAGTGCTAACGAATCTGCAACTAGAGTTTTTGTTGCTGGAAATAATTCAGATCTTGGAGCTGGTGCTGGAGCTAGATTTTCTGCTGCATCAGATACACTACTTCTAAACTCGGGGTGGCCGGTTCTTGATAGAGTAGAAAAAGTTGAATGGCCGCTAGTTGGGATAAATCAAATTAATGTTGATAACTGGGGAAACTATGACTCAGAAGCAGATATGCAAAAAACAGCAGAAAGATTTTTAAAAGAGTCTAAGCCTCCGGTTGGAGATTTTATTATTACTGTTAACGGATCTCTTATGCCAGAGGTTGGAACATATTATCCTGGAGACTACTGCTCTTTGATTGTCAATGACAATTTTGTTAGACAACGTATGAATAGTATTTTAGAGCCTCGTAAGGATGTAATTATTAGGCGCGTTGACGGTGTTAAGGTTCAAGTTCCAAATAGCCCGGCGTTCCCTGAAATGATTGATCTTGAATTAGTTACAGAATGGCAGGTAGATACTCGTGGCTAGTAGGCGGTCCCGTAAATATAAAACTTTAGGAAACTACTTAGAGTCTTTAAATATCGATGCTAGAGAGCTTAGGAATAGAAATAGTTACACTGGTGTAGGTTCTGAAGCAATTAGTGCTTCTCAACTTTCCGAAGAAGTAGAAATTTTAGATAAAGCAATTCAAAGTTCTAACTATCTTTCTGGAGAAAATGGTTGGAGAATTGATGGCTCTGGTAACGCAGAATTTGGAAATGTCTTTGTTCGTGGTGATATTAACGCTGAGACCGGAACAATTGGCTATTGGAATATTAGTAGCCCTACGGTAACTAGAACATTTCAAGATTTTGAATTAAAGGGAACATTCTTAGAAAGTTATAATCATGGAAGCTCTGACTCTAATACAGGGGCTGGATCATATGTCAGTCTTTACAAGTCATACGAAGATGACTCAATTATTTTTACCGGATTTTCTGTAGAATCAAATAGAGTAACAATTACTGCAAATGCTCACCAATTTACGGCTAATGACTTAGTAGTCGTGTCCTTTGCAAATACGACATACTCTACATATAGCAAGAGTATTTACAGCCCTGGAACCATTACCAACACGACGGATAATACTTTTACATATAGCATTGGGACCAAAAATGAGACTGGGGTTGCAGATGTTGCATTTACCGCAGAGAGCGGTGAAGCGTATATTTATGTCCCAGATGTTGCTGGTCTATATCTTAGAGACTATGAGCTTAAAAACTTTAACTATGGTTATTTTTCAAATAAAGGTGTTAGATATTCTTCCCCTGACGCTGTAAACTTTATCTATAACCCCAGCTTTGAATCTGGTGTAATTGCTAATAATGCATCTGTCTCGAATGCTGGTAGTTGGTCAAATAGTAACGTTTCTTCTGCTACCTTTTCAAAAGCAAATATTGCAACCTTGACAGCAACTCGTACTGGGTCATATACAGGTCAGTTTGCTAGAACTAGTAACTTTGCAGCTAACGTTAGGTGGAGTACAACTGCTCCAATAGACAACAAACTTGTCTCTACTATTGACTACTCAAGTATTATATACTATAACAAAATCTACTCTGGTACCAAACTCTATTTAAACATGGATATTTTCTTTGACTATCAGCCATCAATTGCTGCTGCAAAAAATGTCTCATCAGCTACTTATAGTACTAATGGGAACTTAGCAATAACTATGGGTGCAGCAGTAGCGGGGTATTTTAGTGCTGGTGATTATGTCTTTTTAGATGTTGAAGGTAAAGACGGCGATGTGGATATGTTTTCTCGAGTTGCTGCTAATACTACTATTACAACTCCATCAGTTGCATTTGAAAGAATTTGTAGAGTCATCACTACCTCTGGTTCAGTTTTATATGTTGACCTTGGTCCTGACCCATATGATGAGGGAGCAACAGGTACTGTAACACTATCCTCAAGAACTAATCATGATGGTACAGCTAGACCTAGAAGAGTACATAAAGTCATCTATCCTCAGTATAATTTAAGTGAAATTACATTTAATCTTGGGGGTACGGCAACAACTTCTTTAGCAAATGTTTTAGTAGATTCTTCTGTAGACGCCTGGGCTGATGGATATAATAAATATTACACTGTATCTGATCCAAGTCAATATATGGACTATTTAGTTGATACATCAAATGCTACAAACGTTGGCCCAATTATTACTTCTCTCACTCCTGCATCCAATGTTGAGTCTGATGGAGTTATAATTGTAGATGGTAAAAAACTATATGATGAATATTATCGCCTAAATCCAACTGGGTTAGCTAATCAAAATGCTATTAGCATTCAATATCCAACGTGGTTTTATCAAGGAAACCTCTCTGACACTTCGTCTACTGGTGTTAAGATTACTGCAAATACCGCTCTTGTAGGTACCGTTGCAGCATACTTTGATAATTTTAACTTTGGAAGTTTTCCTTCAGGATTTTACGGAGATACTAAAAATCAATCTGGATCATATGCTTGGGCAAACTCAATCAGTGCTCCCAATACTATATCCTATGCCTCTGGTACAGAGTGGATTAATATTGACGTCGATACTCAAGATGTTCTTTATGATGGAATTGATTACTTAGGTTTTTCTAATCAAGATTTTCCTCATGCACTGAAAAAAAGAGCAGCAGTCACTACCTATCTTGGTACGTCTCCAACGGCATTTACTGCTGGTGGTGGCGGTGCGGTTGCTACCGGAGCAATCGCCCCTCCTGGAAGTTTTGCTGGCACTCAAAGACTTCCTTATTATGGTAAAAATGCTGGAAAAGCTGTAGATATTGGTCTATTTCCAAGTGATAGCTATTACATGCGTTTTGATGGTGGAGTACTTAGGACTCTTGATGCGGATGCCTTGACATCAAATGTTAAATATTTAGAATATAACAGCTACATTAATACTATTCTTAGTCAAACTTCTACTGGTGTAGAAATTGCTGCTAAAAAAATACGTGTTACATATGACCCAACTACAGACACTGACACTACGGACACGGCTAATTCAATCTCAGCTTCTATTATTGCCTATGTTACTCCTGAAGATCGGGGTAAAGTCATTGTAAAAGGACAAATGGTACTCGAGGGAACTAGAGATGTTGCCAGTATATCTTCAACAAATCACCCATTTCAAATTGGAATGGATTCTGGTAGTAACTTAAGATTTAGTACATACACTTTAACTGGATCTGCGTATTCAGTAATACAAGCTATCAATAATGGCACATACACTAGACTCTACATAAATTCAGATGGTGGAAATCTTCATCTTGCATCTGGTAGTAATAACGACAATATATATCTTGGAAGTAGTAGTACCAATAAAATTGATGTTGGTGGAGGTAATGGCACTGGCGGCCCAACTACAACTTTTGGTGGTTTACTATCTTCTGACTCAACATATTCAAATGATATTACAGCTACCAGACGTGCCATGTGGATTCAATCTAATGGTACTTTTGGTTACGCATCATCATCTAGGACTAAAAAGCAGGATATTGTCTCAGCAAATCTAGATGTATCTTCTATCCTTTCAATTGATCCTGTTAAATTTAAATATATTAAAGCAGTAGAGGAGTCAGGTAGCGCTGCTGAAATTGAAGTTGGATTTATTGCAGAAGATCTTCACGATGCTGGGCTTACAGAATTTGTTGACTATGGCAAATCGGGAGAACCTGAAGGTATTCACTATCAAACCTATGTTGTCGCGCTTCAAGCCGTTGTTCGTTCACAACAGCAACAAATTGATGATTTAAAGGTGAGACTAGAAAACGGTGGCCTCTAAATCGTGTAGAATAGAGGTAGACGAACTACAAAAGGAAAAATATGACTGATAAAAATGAAGAACTATATAGCAGCGTTTTAGCGGTAACTAGAGACCAGCTTTCTAAGTCTATGGGGCTCAACGCTGAGCTAGAAGCACTTTTACTTATGGAACGTTCAAAAAATGAAAAATTACAAGCTGAGTTTGATGAGCTAAAGAGCAAGAGCGAAGAAAAGTAATTTTATGTATGAAGTAAAAGATGGTGCTAGAACACTCCAATTCAATGGGAGTCTTCTTGGTAAATCAACTTCGTGGCGTCGAGGATCTACGCGCTGGATTGAGTTTGAATTATATCGAACCGAAAGTGGATCGTACATTCTTTCTCGTGTTGGTGTCTCTCTTGTATATCACGGTGCAGCATGCCGTTTAGTTCATACATACAAATTACAAGAAATTTCTTATACAAAATTAGTAAATGACTCTATTCCCTGTGAGCTTTGTAGTCCAGATGAGAGTGCTTCCCTTGTTTTTCCAGAAAAGCACAGATACTGGGCTCAGGTTTCGGAGGAGCCAGAGGCAGTTTTAGAAGCACTATATAAGTATGATGATGGGGGAGCTAGATACCTCACAAACGTTGCTCAAAGACTGCTTGAGACTGCTGCAGAGAAGGACTCTGCTATCGACTCAATCTACAAGATTGAAGTGATTCCGTAGTACAATAGAGTATGACTCCTGAAGAACCGCTCCCAGATTTCCCTGAAACTACATCTCTTCATGAGAAGGCGGTGGAACTTCACGAAATTGGTAAAGCATTGATTGATGCTGGGTTCAGTAAACGTGATGCTATGTATGCGATTGGTATTGCTATTGCTGGAGGAGTTATGGACCCTCTTGATAACTTCAGTCAAGAGTATGATGAGGATGATTTTGATGATGGCGGTACTATTATTGAGTTTACTTTCTTACCAGATCCAGATTTAGACCTTGATGAAGACTAGTTTGTATATTTTTTAAAGTTGTGATACTCTAAACACACAAAGACAAAAAGGACAAAAATGACAAATCTTGACGGCGTACAGTTAAACTTTGTTAACAGCGTTCAAGAAGCAGAAAAGTTTATTTCGTGGCTTGGAGAACGTCGGCCACACGATGCTATTGCAATTGATACTGAAACTGGAGAATTGCCGGGACGACCGCGTAACGACGCCCTGTCTCCGTGGCATGGGCGTCTCCGCCTGGTACAGGTGGGCGATGGAATGACCGGCTGGTCTATCCCCTGGGACGAATGGGCCGGTGTTTTTTATGAAGCAATGAGTAAGTTTGATGGGCCGATTGTCTGTCACAACATTGCATTTGAGGCTCGCTGGTTTGACGTACAGTCACGCTGGGATATGCCCTGGCACCGTGCGCACGACACAATGATTATGGCGCAGATCATTGATCCTCTGGGCTCTGGTGCCTTGAAGCGCCTTACTTCGCAATACATTGACCCCCGCGCCGCTCAATTGCAGAGCGTTCTTGACGAAGAGCTCACAAAGAATGGCTGGACGTGGGGAACTGTTCCCACCAACTTTGAGCCTTATTGGGCATATGGTGCTTTAGATACAATCCTTACTATGCGGCTCTTTGACCAGTTTTGGGAAAAGTGTGGTCCTGGAAAGCCTTATAGTCAAGCCTATGAACTTGAAATGGCTACTCGTAAGATTGTCACTCGTATGGAGCTTAATGGCGCTCGTATTGACCTTGACTACTCTCAGAAGAAGTATGACGAGCTGGTTGAATACACCGAGCGCGTAAAGCAGTGGGGAAAAGATACTTACGGTGCGTCGATCACTAGCAACATCCAACTGGTTAAAATTCTTGAAGGACTTGGCGCTGAAATTACTGAGTTTACTCCTTCAGGACAGAAATCAGCATCTGCTGACCAAATAAAAGCTCTTATGATTAACGGAACTCCTGAGATTCAGCAGTTGGCTGACGTTGTGCTTAAGCAACGTAAAGCAGATAAACTTGCCAATACCTACTTTAAAAACTTTTTGACTGATAATGTCAATGGGTTTGTACATCCATCTGTAAAAACACTTGGAGCTCGTACTGGTCGCATGTCCATCACAGCGCCTGCTCTTCAGACTCTTCCCAAAGGTGACAGCACAGTCCGCCGTGCGTTCTTGCCTAAAGACGACGACCATGTAATCATCACATCTGACCTTGACCAAGTTGAGTTCCGTATGTTTGCTTCACTCTCACAGGATCCCAACCTAATTAGCCTTTTCAACCTTGCTGATGCAACCGGGTCGGACCCATTCACCGAAATTGGTCGTGAAATTTATGGGGACCCAACGATGCAGAAGTCGGATAAGCGCCGTGGACTTATCAAGGGTGTTGTCTATGGACGTTTGTATGGCGCAGGTGTTGCTAAGCAAGCTCTTACCGCTGGTGTTCCTGAAGATCAAATGCGTGCTGTGTCAGATGCTTTTGATATTCGATTCCCTGGAATGACCTCGTTTCAAAAGCAAGTTGAAGACGTTGGTATGCGACGACTCCGTGCTGAAGGTGAGGGCTATGTGAATACGTGGACTGGACGTCGACTTCCCTGTGACAATGACCGCGTGTATACGCTGGTCAACTATCTTATTCAGGGTGGTGCTGCTGAGGTATTTAAGGCTAACTTGGTTAAGTTAGATCAAGCAGATCTAACCGAATATCTCATTGTCCCTGTGCATGACGAAATTGTCCTCAATGCCCCCCGTGAGCACGCTGAAGAAATGAAAGAACTTGTTCGGCAGTGTATGACAACTACAGAAGGTTGGTCTGTTCCCCTTACTGCAGATGTTGACGGACCTCTTGAAAACTGGGGAGAGAAGTATTAATGAGTAAGCACATGAAAAAAGCAATTAGGCTAGCTGACACTAGTCGTTGTCGCTATCGACATGGTTGCGTGATTGTACTCAATGGGCGAGTTGTTGGAGAAGCCGTCAATAGACTTGTTTCCGACCAGACTACTGGGAGTTGGAGAAAGTCTCACATGCACGCCGAGATTGCGGCGCTCCTTTCAGCTGGAAGTAAGGCATACGGTGCAATAGTATATGTTGCACGTGTTCATAAAGACGGGACTCCTGCCGACTCAAAACCCTGCAAAAAATGTGAGGGTCAACTTAAACGAAAAAGAGTAAAGAAGGTAATCTGGACATGAGACATATACTTGCAGTTGACCCTGGGAAAATGACCGGACTTGCGCTTTTTTCACTTGAACCTGGATTTGAGCCAATCCTTGAATGGAGTGGTGAAGTAGAGTTCTCCGGCTTTGTTTTTGAAGCTAGAAAGATGTTTGAACTTTATGGAGATAGCCTCGAAGTTATTTGCGAAAAGTTTACTATCAATGCTCAGACAGCAAAGAAGGCTCAGGCTCCGTACAGCCTTGAGGTTATTGGATCTCTCAAAACTCTTATGTTAGATGAAGGTCGAGACCCAGAACTACTTATGTATCAACAGCCAGCGGATGCAATGGCAATGTTTACCAACGAAAAATTAAAGAAGCTAGAGTACTGGCATCGAGGGGGTGCAGGACATGCACTTGACGCGATACGTCATGGTCTGCTAAGATTAGTCAAAACTGGTTGGGTTCCAACTAGATTACTAAATTAAAAATACTATCCACTTTTGGAAATAAATTTTCCTAGAATGTGATAGTATTATACGTAGAGACAAAAGGAAACTAAATGCCCGTTGGTGTAGAGCTGGACGAGTCCGGTAAGTACATTTATATTACCGCCGATTGGCGGTACAAGGAGCTCTGTAAGAGTATTCCTGGCGCAAGCTATGATAACAAAGTACAGCAATGGAGATTGCCAGTGTCTTGGTCAGCTTGTCTTGCCCTCCGCTCTACATTTAAAGACGACCTTGCACTTGGCTCTAACTTGACTGCTTGGGCTACGCATGAGCGTGATACTCGTGTTGATCCGAGTAATGCGCTTCGTGACATTGAAGTTCTCCCCGATGGAGAGGGTGACGACGACTTGTTCCCCCACCAGCGTGCTGGTGTGAAATTTCTTGCTACGGCTAAGCGTGCGCTGCTTGCTGACGAGCCTGGTCTTGGTAAAACTGCTCAGGCTATTCGTGCACTTAAAAAGCTCCAAGAAGATGGCACTGAACCATTCCCTGCTCTCATTGTTTGCCCTAACACTCTTAAGAAGAACTGGGAGCGTGAGTTCACTAAGTGGTGGCCTGAAGTAAAAGTTCAGGTTATCAAGGGAACTGCGACTCAGCGGCGTAAGCAGTTTGCAGAAGAAGCAGATATCTATGTAATTAACTGGGAGTCTCTTCGTTCACACTCGCGCCTTGCTCCTTATGGCTCTGTTGCACTTGCTCGTTGTAGCGCTTGCGGTGGCCACGATGATCGTGTCTCTGAAGTCCGTTGCGAAGTTCACCAGCGCGAGCTCAATGTCATTGACTTCCAGTCAGTGATTGCTGATGAGATGCACCGTTCTAAGGAACCTAAGTCTAAGCAGACTCGTGCGCTTTGGGCTGCTTCTGGCAACGCAGAGATTCGTTTTGCTCTTACTGGAACTCCTGTTGCAAACAACGTTCTTGATATGTGGTCAATTCTCCACTGGCTCTCTCCAGATGAGTGGCCCAGCAAGACTCGTTGGATTGACCGTATGGTCGACACCATGCTGAACGCTTTTGGTGGAATGATGGTCCTTGGTGTTAAACCTTCTATGGAGCAAGAATTCCATGCTGCAATCAATCCTCGTATGCGCCGTATGCTCAAGCAGCGTGTGCTTCCTTGGCTTCCTGAAATGATGTTTGAACGTCGTGACGTTGAGATGTCTGTAAAGCAGGCAAAAGCCTATAAAGACATGCGTGAGCACATGATTGCAGAGCTTGAGGGAGTCGGAGAGACTGTCGTAGCGCCTAGCGTCCTTACTCAGACAACTCGTCTCCACCAGTTTGCTAGCTCTTTTGCTGAAATGGTGACTGACGAAACGACACTCGAGCAAAAAATTATTCTTGCTGAGCCGTCGTGCAAGGTCGATGCAGTCATGGATGACATTAAAGAAGGCGACTTTGGGGACGATTCGGTCGCGGTTGCTGCAGTCTCTCGTCAGCTCATTGAGCTACTGAGTGCTCGTATGACTAAGGAAGGCATTGCTCACGGTCTTATCACGGGTGCTCAAACTGAAGATGAGCGAACTCATGCCATTGACGACTTCCAGTCTGGAAAGATTAAATGGATTCTTTTTACTGTGCAGGCTGGTGGTGTCGGTGTTACACTTACAGCTGCACGACGTCTGATTATGCTTCAGCGTCCTTGGTCACTAGTTGATCACAAACAAGCTTTGGACCGTATTCACCGAATTGGTTCAGAGATTCATGATTCTGTTGTTATCATGGACTACGTAACAGAAGGAACTATTGAGGAACGAGTTCTTCAAGTTCTGGAAACAAAAGCAGACAACTTTGAGCAGATTGTTCGTGACAAGGACAAACTTCTGGAGTTGCTAAAAGACGATAAGGCTGGTAAGCTCTAGACATGACTGAACTAATAACAAACGGTGGAATGCCGTACACCCTCTCCAACTCGGAGATTCAGGTGTTCAAGGATTGTCGACGTAAGTGGTGGCTTAACTACTACCGACGTCTCATGCCAAAGAAGAAGGACTACACGGGAGCACTTGCTCTTGGTTCACGTATCCATGAGGCTTTGGATCAATACTACTCTTCGGACGGTGTCATCGACTTGCTCGATGCGCACACAGCTCTTGTGAATAAGGACATGGACACGCTTGTTGCTGAATTCCGTGACACCTCTGCACTTGAGGCAGAAGCCGAACTTGGTCGTATCATGCTGGAGGGTTACCTCCAGTGGATGGACGAAGAGGGTATCGACTCTAATCTTGATAAGATCTCCAACGAAGAAATTATTTCAATGCCATTATTCAATGGTGAAGTAATTCTTCAGGGAAAGCTGGATATGCGAGTTCGTCGTAAGAATGATGGCGTTCGTATGTTCCGCGACTTCAAGACCGTAGGTGGGTCGTTCTCTGACTTTGGAAGTCAGGCTCAGATGAACGAGCAAATCCTTACCTACATGCTTTTGGAACATGCTCAGAATACAGATCCGAGCGAACGTTCCGAAGGTGGTATCTTCACGCTGCTCAAGAAAGTAAAGCGTACGGCTAACGCACGTCCACCTTTCTACGAGCAGATTGAGGTACGACACAACGTGTTTACAATGCGAGCTTTTTGGCAACGTATTCATGGAGCAATTAGTGATCTCATTGGTGTCAAAAAGGCACTTGATGAGGGGGCTGACCCAAACTTTGTGGCTTATCCACGTCCTACCAAGGATTGTAAGTGGAAGTGTCAGTTCTACACAATTTGCCCACTAATCGACGACGGAAGCGCCGCCGAAGCAGCAATCAGTGAGATGTACGAGGTTTCTGACCCGTACGGTTACTATGGAAAAGATGAAGAGAAGAAGGGAAGTGAGTGATGTCTGAAGTACAGCGATCATTAACTCTTATGGTTTATGGCGAGTCGAAAGTCGGTAAATCGTCTTTCGCTGTCACGGCACCATATCCTCGTCTCATGCTTGATGTGGAGGGTGGCCACCGCTTCCTTCCAATCAACGTTAAGTATTGGGACCCCATGCGTGAGGAGCCGCCAATGGCGGACGGTACGTGGGACACAGTTGTAGTCCAGGTTCGTGACTATGACGTTGTTATGAAGGCATTTCAATGGCTTCAGAGCGGCAAGCACCAGTTCAAGTCCTTGATTATTGACTCCATCTCGGAGCTCCAGGTCAAGTGCATGGACAACATTGCAGGTACGGAACAAATGAAGATGCAGCAGTGGGGCGAACTTCTTCGCCACATGGGTGCGCTTCTTCGCGACCTTCGCGACCTCACAATGCACCCCACGCAGCCTCTTGAGGCTGTGGTCTTGACGGCAATGGCACGTCGAGGACAGGATAATCGTATGCACCCATATCTGCAGGGACAACTTGCAGTTCAGGCACCATACTTTTACGATGTTCTTGGATACATTGCTATCGAGACTTTCCAAAACCCTGACCCAACTGGTTTGCCCTACAAGGCACGCCGGATGTACGTAGAGCGTACTGAAGAAGTTGAGGCCGGGGAGCGCGTTCAAGGAAGACTTGGCTCGATTGTTGAGCAAGAAAACCTTGGAATTGAGCGTATGCTTGACATGATCTTCGGTACACGTACCGAAACACTGAAGTCCTAGACTTCACCACCTCTAGATTAAGGAAACAAAAAACATGAGTTCACTCAATTGGGCCGATTTGGTCAAAGATGCCGGCGAAAGTTCCGGTAGCTACGAGCCGCTTCCTGACGGCGACTACGACCTCAAGATTGTTGAGGCACCCGCAAAGACCACGAGCACTGGCAAGACCATGTTCGCAGTCAAGGCACAGGTTCAGTCTGGACCCCACGCCAACCGTCTCATTTGGGACAACATCACCATCTCACCTGAAAACAAGAATGCTCTTGCTATCTTCTTTTCAAAGATGGTAGCCCTGGGCATCCCTCGTGAGTTCTTCACGACCAACAACCCCAGCAACGCTCAGATTGAGGCAACCCTCCAGGGTCGAACCTTTCGTGCTCAGATTGCTTCGGAAGTTTACCAGGGTAGCCGTAAGAACAAGATCAACCGCTATTACGTCACCACTCCAGGTGTAACTGCTGCCCCTGTAGCTGCTGCACCTGTTGCGGAAGCATTTGTGGCAGCACCTGCTCCTGCATTTGTACCTGCTCCTGCGCCCGCACCAGCACCTGCATTTGCACCTCCCGTGGCTGCGCCTGCACCAGTTGCTGCCCCTGCAGTAGCTCCGTTCTAATACGGAAAAATGGGGGTGTCGTCTTTGGACGGCACCCCCCACACACAGAAAAGACAACATGGCTAAAATTTTTTTGACAGGGATGACTGCCCCTCAAGCGTCACGTCGTAATAACTCGCGTACATTAAGTTTCGCTGGAGTTCTCGATAAAGTTCTTACTGAAGCAGGACACGAAGTTACTTGGGAAGACCCAACTTTTGAAATCTTTGACCACCACCTAGAGGAGTATGATTGCGTACTTGTAGGAGTTGGCCCTCTCACAAGTCTTGCTTCTAATCGAGTTTATGGTGCTCTTCGTATTATTGATATGTTGTGGAAAGATCCAAAACTTAAACTATTTATTGATGCTCCAGGAACTAACCAAATTCCTGTAAGCATTAAAGCACTCCAAACTAACCCTAAAAATTTAGTAAAAAGCTTCTACTCGTATAGAAAAGGTTTTGAGCACGTTGTGACAAACCAAGCTATGCAAGACAGACTTCGATCAGCAATTAGTCGTTTAAACGATGAGCAGTGGCCTACTACTATATACCCAAGCCTCCCCTGGACGTCGCAAGAGCATGTGAAAAGCAGTCTTCCGTCCATTATTGGAGACAGCCTTGTCGGTGTAAATTTAGATTCACACTTAATTTCTAACGACCTTTTATTTGTTGAAAAGTCGGAAAAGTGGTGCGCTGACGACCTCAAACACCGGGAAACTAAGAAGCTTATTTCAATGCTTTCGCTTCCAATATCCCCTCTCCGTTGGTCCAAGGGGAATAATGATGTGCATGTTTTTGATCAAATTTCTAAGTCTGCATGTGCACTTGTTTCGGTTGTAAAAGGCGATAAAACTTGGTGGACATATCGCTACATACAGGCTCTAAACGCCTCTACGCCCGTATATACGGACTGGATTACTACATCACTAATTGGGCCAGCATGGTCTTATTTGGCTCCCACAATCGAAGCTATGCCCCCTGAGCAGCGTCTGAAGCTCTCTATTAGCCAAAAACTTGAATACCTAAACAGTATTCCTGAAAAACAAGAAGCACTAAACTCTCTGGAGAATTTGCTAAATCTCTCCAAGAAAGAAGGAAACTAATGGTAAGAAAAATTAATTATGAGTGGGTTAAGCAACAGTTTGCCGATGCAAAAGTACGAGTCGGCACTGGAAAAGCTGTACTAGCTCTTCTCAAGACATGGGAAGAGATTGATGTTCCCGAAGAGCAGTCTAAACAAATTTTGGATATTTTTAGCCAAGTAGGATTAGGCCACTCTCTTGTAGTAATTAATACAGAAGAAGTATGGGTCGATTCTCAAAGAGGTCAACTCAATGTGGGAGATATTGTTCGTGTTCGTCACGATGCTTTCTCAGACAGCACTGGCCAAATTCACAATGGACGTCGAGGGATTGTTGCCGCAATTCGTTCAGGAGACATCATCTTTAAATCTACTGATGAGAAAGACCCCTTCCTTGACGGTGTCCACTACCGCCCCGAAAGTCTACAGAAAAGAGTTCGATAATGCTTAGAGGAACGTTAACGCTCTCTTACACTGCAAATAGCATGAGTGATCTTATTAAAAAAGTACAAATTGCTATTTCAAATTTATACAACACTGAAGATTTAGTCGATCTTTCAAAATTTAATATTGAAGCTAATGTAGAAGAGTCTGATAGCACAGACTTCCTATATCACGGAGTTTTTTACGTAAAGCTTGTAAACATAGGTGAATTAGATAAATAGCCAAATTTTAAATATTTTATGATAAAATAGACCTTGAACGCATAAGGTCGTAATGGTAAAATATTCTAGAGCTGGCGAAAGCCTTTGGATTGAGTGGTCTGGTGAGGGATTTATTCCCGCCAGGCCCTCTTCTATTATATTTTTCACGCATGGTCATATTGACCTAGAAAATGAAATTGTAAGACGAGCTTTGGCATCGTCCCTACAGAGAGACGGCTCTGTTGACTCTCTAGGGGCTGCATTTAGATTGGCTGAGTCTGGGGTTGTCACAACAGGCTATTGCGGATTTATTGATGATGAAAGATATCTCTCCCTATGTGATGAGCGCGGTGAGACCTACTACGGAAACATAGTGGACAACATCCTTGAAGTAACCTGGGTAGAACTTAGTGAGTGAATGGGAACCAAGTAAAAGTCAAGATTGGCAAATAGAAGGCGAGTGCGCTAAAAAAGAAAACAGAGGCGCTCAAGATTTTTTCTTTTCCGAGGACCCGAAAGAAAAGTCTATTGCTAAAGGTATTTGTGCAGCATGTCCAGTACGTAAAGAGTGTACTAAGTGGGCCCTAGAAAATAATATGATTTGGGGAATCTGGGGAGGTAAAGATGAGCACCAGATTCGTAGAACTCTCTCTGTAAACTCTGACGGAGTAGAGATTCGTAGAGATAGATATCCTCAGTGTCTAAACTGTGGGGCCACAACTAAGAGTTTAGATCCATATATTGCGGAAAATCCGAATGGCGGTCGATGGACAACAGTGCGTCTTGTTAAGTGTAATGAGTGTCAGTTTATTTGGAGAAGTCGTACAAGCTCAAATGCCGTAAATGCCTACCATAATATAGTTGCTGAGAAGAAGCTAAAAAAAGAAATTGAAGCTGCAAGAATTGCAAAAATAGCTAAAGACAAAGAAACTCTTGAAGGTTTCTAAAGTCCCCACTTTGCTCTAAAGATTCTTTCATCATTCATTGTATCTTCGTTAAAATTCTCTGGCCGGTCGTGGATAATTGTGAATGATGTGTTCCCTCTGCAGGTTGCTACTCTTGCAATCCCAGCAATACAATCTTTTGATTTACACCAACGCATGATGTCATCGTCTCCGTAGTACCACTTCATTCTTTCATCAAAAGTGAATTCTTTAGCTAGGTTTTTATTTAGTGCCATAAAAAACCCACCAAGACCACCAGTTCCGTCATAACGAGCCCCGCAAACTTCAGATACAGGGTGGACTAGTTCAGTAAAAACTCTTCCGTCATAGTCTGGGCAAATTACTCCGTACTCACTATTGTGAGCTAGAAGCGCAGCCAAAAGACCGCAAGAGTTTGGCCCCGGAATGATATCATCGTTGATAAAAATAGGTGTGTTTCCATGACCTCTAGCAATGTTTAATCCTATGTTCCACATTACATGGATCCCAGAGCCAAGTCTGACATGCGTAAGCAATACTTTTGGATATTGATACATAAGCTCTCTATAGCGCTCAAGTGCCTCATTTCCATCCGCTACTACGACAATTTGTTCAACTGCAGAGTCAGTCATTAGTGACTCGACTACTGTAATTAGTCCGCTAGTGTTTGACTTACTGGGAATAATTGCAGTCACTTTTTCGTTATATGTTTTTAGAAGTGCAACTTTTAACGAAACAAATGCTCGTTGGTTGCTGGGGTCTAGCTCAAGATCTTGAATAAAAGTGTCTACTAGTTCTTTGGTCATTTTATGTTCCATTTCTTTTCAAAAGTTTTTCTGTCATTTTCTGTAATTTTTTTAAAGTTTTTTGGTGGGTCATTTAATGTTGTGTACGAGGTGTTGTCTTGGTACTCCACAAGGTTGGTGATTCCCACTCCGTAGGCGTTGTCCTCGCACCAGTTTACAATGTCGTCATCTCCAAACCACCACTTAAGATTCTCATCAAAGTTGTAGACTTGAACTAAGTCTGCTGACAGCGCCATGCAGCAACCAGCAAGGCCGTCATCCTGCTTGTACCAGCCTCTAGCATTACTGGCCACTTTATATACGGGTGTATTGAAAGGTTTAGCGTCATACCCAGCTGACAAAAGGCTAATGTTTTTATTGTAGTCAAGTAGCGATGCAAGAGTTCCAGCAGTCCCTTCATCAAGGTTTAGGTCATCATTGACTAGCAGTAGCGCTGTTTCGTTTTTTCTTGCAATGCCAATTCCTGCGTTCCACATTGCGTGAATACCAGACTCTTCTTTAACATAAATAAGAGTTACGCCAGACTTAGCTAAAAGTTTTTTGTACTTTTTATAAGACTCTTCTCCGTCTGCAATAAGTACAATTTCTACAACTTGATTATCTTGCTTTAGTGATTCAATTACTTTAAGTGCTCCATCAAAGTTAGACTTGCTAGGAATAGCTACCGTAATTTTTTCATTGTGTACTTCTCTAACCATTAGTTTGAAATTATCCATCATTCGTTTGTCATTTGGTGCGTGTCTTAGTGCTTCTAATTCATGGTCTAGCGATTCTTTATGCTTGCCAAGCCACCAGGAAGAGATGCAGGCAAGGTCATGCGGCAGCCACTGCCATGCAAAATCTTCACAAAGGTAGTCCATTGGTTTTTCCTTAATGCTTAGCGCTGTTATTGCTTGGGTGTAGCACAACGCCCAATCTCCTTTTTCATAATAAAATTTTGAAAGTTCTACTCTAGCTTCTCTCCGTTGAGGATCCTCTGAAATGGCATTATTTAAGTGGCTTTCTGCGTTTTTTGGTTCACATTTTGCTAAGTAACGGTAAGATGCAGCCCTCTCTGCTCCCCATCTAGCTGACGGTAAACTTAAATGACGCTCAAATTCTACAGCTGCTTCTGCGTACATATTGTGAAAAAACAACTCTCGAGCATAATAGAAAGCATTTCTATCGTTATACGGATCCTCGTCTACTGAAAGTTTTAGTAGGGGTAGGTATTGACCTCGAGACTTTGATGCGTCAGCTTTGTGGTGGATTTCTAGATCAATCCAGCCTACAATCTCTTCAAGCCTATCTGGAACAACAATCTCATGTACCGGAGTTTTCCATCGATAGTTATGTCTAAGGTGGATGTGATCGCCCCCAAATTCAATTCCAGGAGTTCCATCTGCGTTAAAGTTCCAAATGTAGCGATACCTTGGCCTGGTTAATTTATTTTTATAAGCTTTATCAAGCTCTTTACGCCAGCCTGAAGCAAGGAGCTCGTCCATATCAAGAGAAATACAATAGTCCATGTCAGAAGGTAGAGCAGCAAGAGCAGCATTCCTAGCATCATCAAAGCGCCAAGGTTTAACACTGATATCAATGATGTTAATACCGAATTTTTTTGCAAGTTCTACCGTCCTATCATTTGAGCCAGTGTCTGCAATAAGTAGGTAGTCTGCGTCTTTTGCACTCTCGTACCAACGCTCTACAAATTGCTCCTCATTGAGTGCAATTGTATATATTGCTACTTTCATTACATCCACGTCCCTTTCCACTTTTCGTATATGTCATTGACATAAAGTCTATTTTCTCTTCCGTTTTTGTAGACTGTGTCTAAGACCTTGTGTCGAACAGATATTGGATGAATATGATTTACACAGGCTTTAACATATGTCTTTGTCCATAACCACTCCTGTTTAATTGACTCTTCTTTGCTATCAACTTTAGGGATCTCAATACTATCTAGTATTGATCTTTCGTAGAGTCCCATAAATGAGCCGAAGCAATCTGGGTCGTCCATAATACATACGGAACCTTCATAATCAAAAAGACTCATAAGTAGTTCATTATTTCTAACTACAACACTATCTTGTAAAAAAATAAATCGATCAATATCAGTATTTTCTAGTACCCACTGAATTTTTCCTAGTTCGTATCCTCCAGTAGATACAACAATTACGGGAATAGGAACGCGTATTGATGCAAGGCAGTCCTTTACCCAATCCTCTCGTCCATTGGACGTAGCAATAACTATGGCTTTCTTCATATTTTTAGTCGGTAAAAAATACCAACGGCCTCTCTACAATTTCATATTCACGCTCAAATGAGATGTACACAGAGAATAGTCTCTCTAAAATGAATGCCCCCCACCGGTCATTTGTCTTATGCGGTGAGTCTAGTAGATTCATATACGTAGCAATCTCTAATGCTATTTTATACCATCTAGAAGCAAAATTTACTGGAGAGATAAAAATGTTTCTTGAGTATAAATAATCAACAGATTGAAGATGCTGCTTTGCATCGTAACTAGTAATTTCATAAAATTTTTCACAGGCTTTTTCCATAATAGGGATATTTGCTGCATGTTCACTTGGTGAGCAGTATTGCTCCCATGCCGTAATTCCTAGTTGTAACTTATTCCCAATAATAATTTTATTTTTGTAGTCTTCAAAATGCTCGGGCTGTCGTTTAAAAAACTCGTCTCTCTCCGCGTATTTCATTGCAGTTTGATCAGACTCAAAGTTTAGTGCGCATCTGTAGTGCACTAGTCCGTACGTCTCAATGTCTTTATCTAATGGAAATGAGTTGAAAAACTGAGCATACTCTGACCACGTTAGCGCTGGTCCAGGTAGCCCCTTCACTTTATAAAAGTCATGTCGTACATCTTCAAAATACGGATACTCTAATTTTTCAAGATCTTCTCTATATATATTAGATGCAACGGTAATTTGTATAGTCATTTTAAACGTTGTTTAATATCCGTAGACGAAATTTCTTTTGTGTATGGAATATAAATAAGTCCGATTTCCCGAGCATCTAACCAGTCTTGGTCAAACTGCATTTGAGAGTAGTAGTCTCTGCGAGCCCAGTCCGACCCAATAACAATGTAATCTGGCTTAACAAGATCTATTGAAATCTTTGAGTCATGTCCACCAATATTAGGAACTACGTCGTCTACGTATCGACAAGCACGAAGTACCGACTCGCGCTCGTGGTATGACAATACTGGCGGCTTACCTTTATATTTTTCAATAAACTCGTCGGTATTGAGGGCAACTACAACTTCTCCAATTTCAGAGCAGCGCCGAAGAAGGTTGACGTGCCCGCTATGGAACAAGTCAAACGTACCTCCAGTGTAAACTATTGCCATTAGATACTCGTTGGAATGACGCTGATAAACTCTCGAGGGGCGTAGTCCCCACCAATAACCATTGTCAAAAGACCTGGCTTTGAAGACATACCTGAGCGATCGCGGAACCAGTCGGAGCCTGGGTCTGTGGTTGGGCATTGAACCCAGAGGCGCTCGCCAATGTCCATACTTTTAAAGTTGTGAAAGTGTCCAGAAATCCAGACGTCTGCCCCACCAAGCGCAGTCTGACCTGCTGCTTGTCCAGAAAGATACTTAGTGACGTCGCGTCCAGCTTGATGTCCGTGGAATATTCCAAGCATACATCCGTCAACATCAACGGTAAGTGTTTGATGCCCAGAAGCAGGGAATCGGAACTCAACGTGTTGTAGGGCAGGATTCTCAGCACAAGCATCCTGAACTGCCGAAGCAATCTCAACGTTCCAGCCGTCAGCAGGGTCTACAACTACCTGACGAGTTACTTCGTCGTGGTTTCCGTTAACTACAGGGACAATCATTTTTTCTGCAAGAGGTGCATGTGCTTTAATTTGAGCCATAAGTAGTCGACGTGCAACACGGATCTGCTCGGTCATACCGAGATCAGATGCGGCTTGCCCTTGAAGACGCCCATTTTGAGAAACGTTTCCCTCAACATGGTCTCCAGGAAGCGCAAGAACAATTGTGCCAAGATCAAGGCCCATCTTTTTATACGCTTCAAATTTGCTAACTGAGGCTCCAGTGAGCTGGAGAATTCGTTCCACTGAAAGATCCGTACCACCCGCTCCAGATTTTTTACCAATCTGCTGGTCGCTTGGTGAGAGCAAATATGCTCCACTTCCTGTAGAGGCCTTAGCTCCACGCTCTGGACGCCATTTTTTAATTTCATCAATAAGTTCTTCGACATCAAGCTGGTCACCAAAATATACGTCTGCAGGTGCAAGAGAGATTCGAGCTGCTTCAAGCCACTCTCCGTTGTATGTCTGCCAACGAGACTTTCTTACTGAGATAACTCGCCAAGAGTTGGGGTCAAGATTAAACTCTTTTAAAATTTCTATTGCATCTGGAATTTCTCCAGCTTTGCGTGGGCTAGATATAATGTATCCGCCGTCTGCTCCAATTTCCATCCTAGGACGCCATGCCTCGGGAGTGTTAAGTGCGCGTACATCAGACCCAGACTGGCCAGGTGATACTAAGTTTGTGAGTTTATCAGAAAGACCCATTACTCAGTTCCTCCCTTAAAGCACGAGCAGCGCTTTAGTCGATGATTTGTAATCGAAGTAGCAGACACAAGGTAGCCTTCTTCCGAAAGGACAAACGCTAGAGCGGCACTTGAGATACGTCGAGAGTCTCCGCTCGGTGTCATAACTGCTGAAATGAGTTGGTCTCGGTCCTCAGTCTGTAGACTAGTTCCGGCCATCAATTCACCCAGCTTGCAGAGGGTTATTTTTTTCTCTTTATTACTGACCAAAGTCAGTCGTTCTGAAAGAGACATAACGTAGCTCCTTAATGTGTAAATACGTCGTTATTACATAGTAGCGCATAGAACGCTAAAAACCAAAGAAACTAGCTAGCTTTTTTGGCGCGTGGCTTGCGTACTGGAGAGGCTACTGATTGCGCTCCAATTAAAATGTCTTTAATAATCTCTAACTCTGCCGTCGTTTTTATTGCATGTGACTCAATTGTATTTACTCTATCAGCAAGTGAGGTTCCACCATTTTCCCAGAGCTGGTGCTCAACCTTGTTAAGTCTTTCAGAAATTGTTCTTCCATTTTCATCAAGTCCAATAGATTTGTTGATAGTGTGTGCTAATCTATAAATAGCAACAATACCGCCAACAATAACACCAATTGCGGTGATCACTGCTGCGGTGGTAAAAACCCACTCAAGAGCCACAGATTATCCTAAAAATAAAAGCTTAGATTGCTTGATATAATTGTACAACAACCCGGATTTGGTGATTAGCCCTAGGCGCGCTACACTAGCAATAATCCGAACACTTGACTATTTGTCTTGAGTTATTTCAGCCTAGGGTTTAGTATTTTAGTTACCAAGGGAGGTACAGATGACATCTGCTAAAACGACGCATACGGAAAAGCTAGCGCGTGGTTCTGAGTGGTACGCTCAGCAGGGATGGAAGATTCTTCCGTGTTTTGGAATTACAGATGGCGGACGATGCACATGTAATGGTGTACACGCAGAGCCTAAAGACATTGGTAAGCACCCAATGATTGGCGAGTGGACCACTCGATCTACTGATGACGTTGAGACTGTCTCCGCGTGGTGGGAACGTAATCCAGAGAATAACATTGGTGTTCACTGTCAGCGGTCTGGATTTATTGTTATCGACGTCGACCCTCGTTCAGATGGTATTGATTCTTTTGAAAAGTTTAAAGATATGATTGGGATTGAACTTCCTAAGACTGTTGAAGCATTTACTGGTGTTTATACCTATCAGGGAGTGCAGAACCGTGGACGTCATATCTATTTTCGTGTTCAAGATGGGGAAAATTTTGTAGGTAATCTCAAGTCTTTCGGTCTTCCTGGCATTGATATTAAGCACAACGGCTATGTCATGGTTGCTCCTAGCCGTCACGGATCTGGTGTTACTTATGATTGGGCCGCTGGCTGTGCTCCTTGGGAAGTTGAGATGGCAGAAGCACCCGAAGAATTGCTCGAAGCACTCCGCAAGCGCAGAGGAAGTGGTAGAACTGGGACATCTCTTGGTACCGGTGACTGGAGCTGGCTTGGAGATCTTGGTGGTGACGACCGAGTTGATATCAACAAGTTTTTGGAAGAGGGAATTGATGAGGGTTCCCGTGCAGTAGACGTTTACAAACTTACATGTGCAATTGCTAACAAAATGAATGTTGACTCGGAGGCTGGAAAGCTTGCAGTCGAAACTTTGATGATTCGCTTCAACCACGAAAAGGTTCGCCCACCTCTCGAACTTGAGGGTCAGGGCGGGCTTCTCATGCACGTTCGTCGTGCAATTGATTTTGTTGCTAACAACCCTGTTGGGGATATGCTGTGGCCAGGTGCTCAGGATTGGGCAAAAAATAACCAGGCTGAGGCTCGAGCTACCGCTGCTCAAGTTGCCGAGCAGCATGATGACCCCTCTATTCAACTTCTTGGGACTATTGGTGCTGCAGTTGCCGATGCGGCACATAGTGGCTCATCTATTGATGAGGCGTTTAGCGGTGGCAACGTAGATATTCCTAAAGACCCTGATGCTATCTCTGAGTATGAGGGTGGAACTCCAGGTAAGCGCTCACTGACTGATATTGGTAATGGACGACGAATGATTGACTCATTTGGTTCTTCAGTTCGATACACTCCTGGAATTGGTTGGTTTATCTGGGAAGGTCAGTACTGGAAGCCAGATGCCGAAGACCTTGGTATGAAAGAACTTGCTAAGCGAATCCCTCCAATTATTGCCACCGAGGTTGCTAAGTATGAAGACCAAGACAAAAAGAATGAAGTTCTCAAGTGGGCTAATCAAGCAAAGAGTAATGGACGTTTGAACTCTGCGGTTGAGAGTGCAAACTCCGATCCTCGTGTCGTTGTCCCTGTGGAATCATGGGACGGCGATGAGTATCTCCTTGGTGTCATGAATGGTGTTATCAATCTTCGAACTGGTGAGCTTATGCGAGGTCGTCCCGATCTTCATATTACAAAGCGTGTTCCTGTATCATATACTCCTGGTATGCGTAACATCCGATGGGAACAGTTTGTAGACTTTGCAACTGGTGGAGATAAAGAACTTCAAGACTGGATTCAGCGTGCAGTTGGCTACACGCTTACTGGTCTCAACAACCAAGACCTTATGTTCCTTGTATACGGACCTCCTGGTTCAGGTAAAAATACTTTTGTTGAGGCACTTGTTAAAGCTCTCGGTACCCAGCAGTATGCTTGGCCTCTTGATTCAAGCATTCTTGCTGATAACGGTGGACAAACGTCCTCTACTGATCTTTACCACTGGGCGGAACTTCGTGGTCGTCGTATGGTGTGGGTTGACGAGTTGCCTGAGTCAGAGCGTATCAAGGAAAACGCAGTTAAAAAGTTGACTGGTTCTTCTGAAATCTCGGCACGTTCTCCTGGTGAAAAGCCATTTACGTTCAAGGCTCAAGCTAAGCTATGGATTACCACAAACCACCGACCAATGATTACTGATGATGCTATGTGGCGTCGTATCCGTCCTATCCCATGG